ACTACCTTTGGTGGACAGACGCAGATGAACCGCTTCAATTCCTTGCGTGGGCTATGGAATACGTCAAGTCGCTTGAGTACTACGAAGAGAACAAGACATATGAAGGCTACAGTTGCCCTCTAGTAATTGCATATGATGGCACCTGCTCAGGACTACAGCACTACTCAGCAATGCTTAGAGATGAAGTTGGCGGAAGTGCAGTAAATCTAGTCGACCATGAGCGACCTGCCGACATTTATCAACAAGTAGCCGATAAGGTACTCAAGATTGTCGAGAGGGACGCTATGAGCGGTACCCTTGACGAAGTAGAAAAGGAAGCTGTAGGTGGTGGACAAAGAGTACACTTTGGGACACGCTCAATGGCTCAAGCATGGTTAGCTCATGGAGTAACACGCAAAGTCGTGAAGCGTAACGTAATGACACTAGCTTATGGCAGTGGGCAATACGGCTTCCAAGAGCAGATCTATGAAGATACGACAAAAGGCAACCCACATTTTGAACGCTTCGCCAAGCCTTGTGCAAAATACATGGCAAAACTGGTATGGCAAGAAGTACAGACAACTGTAGTCAGTGCTACAGAAGGCATGAAGTATCTTAAAGCCCTAGCTAAAGTACTCACTAAGCATGGACTACCAGTCAACTGGTGGACACCTTTGGGACTACCAGTACAGCAACAGTACCTAAAAATGGTACAAAAGAGCTTCCGTACACGCTTCGGAGACATGGTTAGATGGCAAGGGCATTATCAAGACGTAGCAGAAGATGAAGCACTAGATGCTAATGGTCAAAAGAATGGCATAGCACCTAATTTCATTCACAGTCTTGATAGCACTCATTTAATGATGGTAGTCAACGAAGCAGGCTTGTCGAACTATACAACAATTCATGACAGCTTCGGTACATCACTAGGGGAAGCAAGGCACCTGCAAGTAGTAATTCGTGAACAGCTCTATAAGTTATATACAGAGCACGAACCTATTGAGCAGTTTAAACAATATGTAGAAGAAATGACTGGAGAAGATTTGTCGGATATTCCTGAGCCACCTAAAGGCACGTTAAACCTAGAGAATATCCTAAAGAGCACATTCATTTTTCACTAAGTAATTTTAATGTACCACCGAGATAGAGGAGCACTCACGCTCTTCTATTCGTGGCACTAGAGTTAATAGAAAGGACACACGAACGATGAAATACTTAATTGACATGAGAACACTAACAGTAGTGGGCATTGAGATTGACGACACCAATGTACACGACAAAGAAGTCTTAATGAACATCGAGACAAGAACTGGCAGAATTTTACCAGTCGCTATTAAAGAAAGATTGCTAAATGAGGAGGTAGATTACTAATGCTAAACTTCAGACCTATTACAGAACCATTAATTAAACTATGCGGAGATATGGCAGAAGAAATAAAACAGCTTAAATATGAGAACGCAGAGCTTAAAGAAATGCTAGAAAGTACTAGACATGACCTATTCTACACTAGAGAACAAAATAGATTTCTAAGCGAAAGCCTAGCAGATTTACAAAGAGAAAAACGAAAAGACCTTGAGAAGCGTGTAGCAGATCTTGAGGAACAATTAGCAAAGAAAGTATTTCTATTAGATGACGAAGGTACACCTATTAAGAGCTTTACGTTGACTGGAAAGCTAACATTTATGAACGAGCCTGCTGAAGAGAAGCTAGAGGTAGGCAAGTGGTATGACGCTAGAACCTTTGATGTAGCAACGCTCAAGAAACTGCTCCCAGTTGGTACTTTAGTAACTATTATAGCTGAATGGGATATTGATGAAAAAAGAAACTTAACAAACTGTGATAGCTACAGAACAGTAGTATCACCAGTAACATCAATAGAAAGCGAAGTAGATGAACAGGGAAGAGAAGAAACAAATATTTATGTCGACAGATATAAAGTAGTCCCTAATTACTGGTTTAAAATTCTAAAGGAGTACTAATGACTAAAAACATCAGAGCACAACAAGTGCACTACAGACGACTACAATTACTATATCTGATCCAAGTATATTTATCAGGGAACTGGAGATAACATCATGAATACAAATAGCAAACATTACGAAGAACTAAACATTCAACCATGGGAAATCATGGAGCGAAACTTCACCACTGAGGAATTTGTCGCATATCTAAAAGGTAACATCATTAAGTACACTTTACGAGACAAAGGGCAAGCCTTAACGGACGCTCAGAAAATCAAGCACTATGCAGAGAAACTCATTGAAGTGCTTGAGAAAAAGGACATGGACGACTTCCTAGATGAGGACGCAGAACATATCTATGGGGACTATGGGTACGGACAAGAAGATGAACCTAAGCCTGTAGAGGAGCCTGAAGGTGAATACAAGTTTAAAGTTGGTGATCGTGTAGTAGTATACAAAGGCGACCCAGATGAAAGAGTAGGTACAATAAGAAGATTACCTATGGTGAATAAGGCTCACCCAACAAAATATATTATTGAACTAGATAAACAATATATAGGTTGGAGTCAAGACAAAGATGAATATGGAGTAGACTGCACTAATGGGTGGCTTACCAACGAGTACTCTTTAACACTCCTAGAGCCACTCAAGGAGAAATCAACACCTGCTCTAATTCCTAATCTATGGTATGACGCAAGTTTATACACTGTAGAAAAACTAAAAGAACTGCTTCCAGTAGGTACTAAGGTAGTCGTTACAAGTGAACACGACAATGATAGAAAGGTAGATTTTAAAGACGAAAAACTTGAGAGAGCAGAAGTAACAAATATTACCAAAAGAATAAACAGTCAAGATACACGAATTGCAACAGATTATGATTGTTGGTACAGACGCTACTTCAAAATCATTGAGTAATACGAAAGGAGATCATTATGGAACCAATCATCAGCCCATGGCTAGTCTATGCATTATCTTTAGTAAACCCACTTATCCTTATCTTATCTGTAGTAGCAATACTTGCAGTAACAGTCTTAGTTATAGTTTATACAGACTATGACTTTTGTGATGAAAGAAGCTCTAATGAAGTAAAAGTAATATGGGCAGTATTTATTATTAGCACTCTATTAGCTATCTTTATTCCATCTAAAAATACGCTAATTGCTATGTACGTTGCAAACCATGTAACACCTGATAACCTAAGCAACGCTCAAGAAATCATCACGACCCTTATTAATCAAGTAAAGTAAAGGAGAACTAAATTGGCACGCACAAGCACTAAGAAAACACAAGAAGAAGCAATCACACTGAATGGTGAGCAGGTACTCATCGAACTACTTAACGACAACGCAGTAATTCCTGAAGCTAAAACTGAAGGAGCAGGCTGTATGGACATTGCAATTCCAATGGCAGTCTCAGTACCGCCAGTAGCAGTCCAAGTACAAGCTACAGAAATTCCTTTAGGCTTTAAAGTAGCAATTCCTAAAGGGCACACATTGCGGATCCAGTTGCGTTCCAGTGTAGGACGAGACTATCCAATAGCACTAGCAAACATTGAAGGAATTGTCGATGAGGACTTCCGAGGTGAAGTAAAGTTATTCATTCGCAACTTCAGTAAACACATTGTCTACCTTGAAGAAGGACAACGTATCGCTCAGTGTTGGTTAGAAAAGACACAACCAATGACTTTTGTCGAAGGTGAAGTCATCGAGGACACTGAACGAGGAACTGAAAGCGGTTCCACAGGAAAATAATAGTTATCTAAGGGCACTCTTAATGAGTGCTCTTTTTATTTTGTCGATTAAAGGAGAACATACATATGGCAAAAACAAAACTAGGAAAAGATTTTAAGCTAAATGGCACAGCTTGTTGGGCTCATACAGATAGCCCTGAGACATACGATGGCAATGAGATTGGTTATTCCATCATGGTGAAATTGGAGAACGATGAGAAAACTGAAGCCTTCAAGAACGCACTAGAAGAACTCTTCAACGAAGTAGAGGATCAATTAGACAAGAAAGCTAATCGCAAAGTACCAATTAATTTGTCTGTTAAAGAGGACAAAGAGTATGGCGAGTGCTTCAAAGCTAAGACTAAACATGAATACAAGAATAAATTAACTGGTGAATTAGTTAAGAAAACTCTTCCAGTGTTTGATAAGTATGGGGAGCCACTTCCTAAAGGTACAAAAATTGGTAACGGCTCTACAGTACAAGTAGCTGTTACTGCTGATCCATACATCATGAACGCTAAGAACTATGGTATTACTTTACGTCTAAATGCAATTCTAGTGAAAGACCTTAAAGAATACAGTGGCGGCGGTAGCGCTGAAGGCTATGGCTTCGATGTAGAAGCAAAAGCTGAAGGTGCAGTAGGCGACACTGATGACGTTGAGTGGTAATCACCAATGGCTAGAGGTTGGAGCTTCAGTCGCTTAGGGGGCTTTAAGAAGCGAGCCGACAAATCTACACGCAGTAACTTTGAAAGCCAAGTGAAGGCTAACCTTGAGAAAGCAAAAGTACCCTTTGAGTATGAGACATTAAAGGTTCCGTACACTACAAGTCATTTTTATAAACCTGACTTCATTTTGTCGAATGGAATTATTGTTGAAGCAAAAGGGCTTTTTCTTCCTGAGGACAGGAGCAAGCACTTAACAATCAAGAAGCAACACCCTGAGTTAGACATAAGATTTTTATTCATGAAGGATCAATACATAAGCACTAAGACAAAAGCTAATAAGTATAGCGACTGGTGCAAAAAGAATGGCTTCCAGTATCACATTGGTACAGTCATTCCTAAGAAATGGATAGAAGAGAAAGCGAGGTGAAACTAATCAAAACATACGGCAAACTAAAGGAACGCAAGGAGACTAAATACATTAAAGTAACTCAGTATGCATTGCATGACCAAGACCCTGAGGTAATCTTGAAGAACAGCCAAAAGGCAGGATACTTATTCTTCCCACACCACTACCTAATCACTGCTGACGGACAAGTAAACAAATTCCGTCCTGAAGAAGCAGTAGCATTTGGTGAGATGGACAACTATGACACTACTATCAGTGTACTAGCAGACATTACCGAAGAAGCTCAAGTAGCTCTTGAAGTTGTACTCAATGCACTACGAGAGAAATATAAAGGAGTTGAAATCATTGAGTGATACACGAGAGGAGCTTAGAGAGTACCAGTGCATGATGGACAGGAAGCACAAGTCTATCACTATCTATGCTAAACGAGTTGAGCTCTACGAAATTGAACTAGAGAACGTAACGGAAAACGAAGCAATCGTTTATGTTACTGAAGCAATCTCAAGCAACGACTTAGAGCCTGACGATGTAGACGTATCAGTCGAAGATATGGACATTCGATGAGCTCTTCAGAAATTCTAAGGGCTCATCTACCTTGCCCTGACTGTGGATCATCAGACGCTCTAAGCGAATACACTGATGGGCATACATATTGCTATTCTTGTAATGCACTGCACAATAGCAATGAAGAAAAAACGACAACTAAGTATGACGACTTCATCAGTGATATGTCGCTCAAACCATTGAAGGCTAGAGGTATCACTGAGAGTACCTGTAGGAAATACCAGTACTACTATACGACATACAAAGGTAAGCCCTGCCAAGTTGCTAATTACTTCGATGAGAATGGTACTCTTGTCGGACAAAAATTACGCTTCCAAGACAAGTCATTCGCAGTTAAAGGAAAGCTCAGTACGACATTCTTTGGACAACAACTATACAACAATGGAGTACGTCTCATCATTACTGAAGGTGAAATCGACTGCTTAACTGTTAGCCAACTACTGGGAAATCAAGAGCCAGTCGTAAGTATTCCCTGTGGAGTACAAAGTGCTAAGAAAGTATTTGAAGCTAATCTCAAGTGGCTTGAAGGCTTCAACGAGGTAGTAGTCGTATTCGATAACGATGACGCAGGACGCAAAGGTGCAAAAGAAATTGAAGGTATTTTGTCTCCTGAGAAGCTCCGTATAGCTGTACTAAAGCAGTACAAAGACCCTAACGAGTATTACATCAACGACAAGGGCAATGAGCTTTTAGAAGCTCTAGAGAACGCAAAGAAGGTAACACCTGAAAACATAATCAATGCTGATACGTTACTTGACGACCTCTTAGGAGAACCTGAAGAAGTAACTGGGTATTCACTACCATGGGCTGTAAAGGCAGACAAAATGATACGAGGAGTACGCAAAGGTGAAATCACAATGCTAACAGCAGGTACTGGTATAGGTAAGTCCACGATGATCCGAGAGATAGGCTACCACTTAGTCATGGAGCATGGCTTGAAGATAGGCTCAATGATGTTAGAGGAGAACGTCCTTAGGACTTCTAAAGGCTACATCGGTTTATACCTAAACAAACCAGTACACCTTAGTCGTAAAGGTATATCCAATGACCAATACACGGAAGCATTTAATAACACCTTAGGCACTGGTAAGTTTGTCATGTATAACCACTTTGGTTCCCTAGACAACTCATCAATTCTTAATGCTATACGCTATATGGCTGTAACGGAAAAGTGCGACTTTATCCTTATCGACCACATCAGTATAGCTGTAAGTGGCATTGAGAGTAACAATGAGCGAAAGCTGATTGATATTCTTATGACACGCTTGAGACAACTATGCGAAGAGCTAGGGGTAGGACTTATCTGTATTTGTCATCTTAAACGAGGAGATGGCAAGAAGAGTGCTGAAGAAGGCGGAAGTATATCACTAGAGGACTTGCGAGGAAGTCAAGCAATAGCTCAGTTGTCGGATACAATCATAGCACTAGAACGCAATCAACAAGCTGATAGTGATGTAAAGAAAAACTTAGTACAAATTCGAGTATTGAAATGTCGTCAAACTGGTGATACAGGAATAGGCGGAAAACTTTGGTTTAACAAAGAGAAAAACCGATTGGAAATTCCTGACGCAGACCTAATGAACGACATAGAAAGTGATAATGAGGTTCCTGAATTTTGACGAACAACGACAAGTACATGGACTGGTTAGAAAGTGAAGTAGCAAACGCTAAAGACGAAATGATGAGCTCTTTAAATCTACTTGACCACGACCGAGCACAGATCAAGTACATTACATTATTGAAAACCTACAACAAAGCAAAGGAGTTAGCCTTATGAAAATTCCAGTAATGGGACAAGGTGTAACTCTAACAGAACTGCCTAATGAAATTGCAGTATTCTTTGAGATTGGTAATTGCAAACAGCACTGTGAAGGCTGTCATAGTCCTGAACTTTGGACGGACGAAGGAGCCAAGTGGCTGACTGTAGATGACCTAAAGGAATACATTAAGACACAACGAGGTATCACCGCAGTTGTATTCATGGGTGGTACGACAAACTATGATATTGACCCTGAAGAATTCCTAGAGAAAATCGTAAAGCCTATCTCTAAAGAATATCCAGTAGGGCTCTATCATGGCTGTATTGAATTCCCATATGACAAAGAGCACTTAACATGGCTCAAGATTGGACGTTACATTGAATGTCAAGGTGGCTTAGCAAGCCCAACGACCAATCAAAAAATGCTTTACAAATTGCCTAATGGCGAATGGACAAATATTACATCATTTTTTACAAAGGAGACAAATGGCTAAACAATTACTTAACAAATTAACAGATGACCAAATTCAGACGAAAGTCAACTTTATCCAAAACTATATGCAGTCTTTCAACACAGCAGATGGCTCTATTGTCGACCCTAACAGTAATGTCGATGGTAAGAACATCGGTATCCTTGAGAGCGAGCTATACAAATTCGAGACAATTCAAATCAATCGAGCAATGGTAGAAGCTAAGTTGACTGAAATGTTCGGTAGTGAATACGCTCACCAGTATGAGCAAGACATTAAGAACCATCTTATCTATATTCATGATGAGACTTCTTTACGACCATACTGTGCAAGTATCAATATGTTCCCTTATTTATTCGAGGGCACTAAACCTTTAGGTGGCACTTCCACTGCTCCTACAAACCTACAGTCCTTCTGTGGTAGCTTCGTCAATCTTGTCTATCAAGTAGCCAGTGGCTTCGCAGGTGCAATCGCTACAGTAGAACTCTTAATGTACTTCGACCACTTTGCACGCAAGAGTTATGGCGACAACTACTTAGAGACAAATGCTAAAGAAGTTGCTCAAGAACTACAAGGTGTAGTCTATGCAATCAATCAACCTGCAAGTGCACGAGGTAACCAAAGCGTCTTTTGGAATATCTCTGTATTCGATAAGTTTTACTTCGAGAGCGTCTTTGGTGAGTTCACATTCCCTGATGGCGACAAAGCGAACTACACAAGCATTGCTAAACTTCAGGACTTCTTTATGAACTGGTTTAGAGAAGAGCGTGAGAAAGAACTATTGACATACCCAGTGCTCACCAGTGCAGTACTTGTCGACAAAGAGACTGGTAAACCTAAGGACGATGAATTCGCTCATATGTTAGCTAAGCACATGAGCAAAGGCTTATCCTTCTTTGTCTACCAAAGCGAAAGTGCAGACAGCTTAGCAAGTTGTTGTCGTCTACGCAATGAGCTTGCAGACAATACTTTTAGCTACACTTTAGGTGCAGGCGGTGTATCTACTGGCAGTGTACAGGTTATCACTATCAATATGAACCGCTTTATCCAACGTCATCATAAAGGTGTCTATGCGTTCCCTGATTTAATCAAGAGAGTGCAAAAGTATCTAATGGCTCACCGAGCAGTCATTGAGGACTACTTAAAGGCAGGCTTGCTTCCTGCGTACAGTGCAGGCTTCATCAGTCTTGATAAGCAATTCTGTACTATTGGTATCAATGGTATGCTTGAGGGCATGGAATATCTCCGTGTAGATCCAGTGAAAGACCCTGACTTGTACATCAAGACAGTAAGTAGCTTCCTGAACCAAATCTATACGTTAAACAAAGAAGCCTACAAGGACTACAAGGTACGCTTCAATACTGAATTTGTACCTGCTGAGAACTTAGGTGTAAAGAACGCTCAATGGGATAAAGCTGACGACATTAAGACTAAACGAGACTGCTACAATTCTTACTTCTATCCTGTAGAAAATACAGACATGACTATCCTTGACCGACTAAAACTACACGGCAAAGAAATGGTTAAGTACCTTGATGGTGGTAGTGCTTGTCATCTTAACATCGCTCAACTCTTAACTGAAGAACAAGCCTATAAACTCTTATGCTTAGCAGGTGAGTATGGCTGTAACTATTGGACATTTAATTGTCTTGTAACCATCTGTGATAACTGTGGATACATCAATGTTAATACTGAAGATCACTGCACGAAGTGTGGTGAGACAGAAAAGATTGACTATGGTACACGAGTTATCGGTTATCTCAGACGAGTAAGTAACTATTCTGAAGGTAGACGTAAAGAACACGCTACACGAAATTACATGAAAAAATAAAGAAAGGAGCTGTACGCTTTGCTATTAAAAATCTTATTCAAGCTAGAGAAAGTAGCCTTAGACTTCCAAGGGTGGCTAAGAGCTCAACAAAAGCGACAAATTGAAAAACTAATCGAGGAGAACGAGCACGACATTGCTGAGATGAAAACACAGAACAGCTATCTAAAAGGGCTCTTAAAGAACTATGCTGATATTTGATATTGAGACTAATGGACTTCTTGATACTGTAACTAAAGTACACTGCATGGTAGTCTATGACACTGAAGCAGACAAATTCTATGAGTACAGACCTAATGAGATTGAGCAAGGTGTACAGCAACTTTTACAAGCCGACAAAATCTGTGGGCACAATGTTATTGCCTTTGACGTTCCCTGCTTAGAGAAGCTCTATAGAGTTAAATTTGAGCATGAAAAGGTAGTCGATACACTTATCTTAGCAAGACTTGTCTATTCCAATATGAAGGACGTAGATATTGGCTTGATGAGAAAAGGAGTACTACCTAAGAAGCTCTATGGACGTTATAGCTTAGAAGCCTTTGGGTACCGCTTAGGGGTACTCAAGGGTACCTACAGCGAAGATAACGAGGGTGATGTATGGGCAGTCTTTAATGAAGATATGCTTGCCTACAATAAGCAGGACGTAGTGGTAACTACTAAGCTGTACGACAAACTTGTCGATAAGGGCTTCACTGAGCACGCTTCAATGATTGAACACAAGGCTCAATGGTTAATGCAAAAGCAAGAAAAGAATGGCTTCCCATTCGACAAACAAAAAGCAATAGTACTTGAAGCAGAGCTAAGGGAAGAACTAGAGCGTATCACTAAAGAGCTCACTCAGTATGTACCACCAATTCCTGACCGCATTTTCATTCCTAAGAGAGACAACAAGACACTAGGGTATAAAGCAGGAGTACCAGTGCAAAAGTACAAGGTATTCAAAATCAATTCTAGGGATCAACTGAAGTATATCTTAGGTGAGCACTTTGGATACCAGTGGTTAGACACAATGTACGAAATCGAAACTGATGAGGACGGAGAGGAGACCAATAGGAAACTCAAGTTAGACGAAGAGAGCCTACAGGAAATCATCAACGACCCTAAAGCCAGTGATGAAGTACGACATATAGCTCAACTATACAGCACTGCCTTCATGCTATCTAAACGCTTAGGACAACTAGCAGATGGCAATCAGGCATGGCTCAAGCTCTTAGGAGACGACAATAGAATACATGGTAAGGTGAACCCTAACGGAGCAGTATCAGGACGAGCTACTCATAGCAACCCTAATGTAGCTCAAGTACCTGCTATTGACAAACCTTATGGCTATCAATGTCGAGAGCTCTTTGGAGTACCTGAAGGGTGGTACCAAGCAGGTATTGACTGCTCAGGCTTAGAGCTTCGTTGTCTAGCTCACTTCTTAGCACCATTCGACCACGGAGCGTATGCTCACGAGATACTCAATGGTGATATTCATACAGCTAACCAAATGAACGCAGGGCTTGAGACAAGAAACCAAGCTAAAACATTTATCTATGCGTTCCTCTATGGTGGCGGTAATGCAAAGATTGGTGAGATTGTCGGAGGAACCGAAGAGGACGGAAAGAAACTCAAGGCTAAATTCTTAAAGAATACTCCTGCAATCAAAAAGTTATCCAGTAGCATTAAGGATACCTTAGCACCTTATGATGTATCAGCACGTTGTCGTAGATATAAACGTAAGTGGCTTAAAGGACTTGACGGAAGAAAACTTCATGTACGCTCATTGCATAGTGCATTGAACCTCTTATTGCAATCAGCAGGAGCTCTTATCTGTAAAAGATGGACGACAAGAACTGAAGAACGTTTACAAGCACTGGGACTTCAGCATGACTGGGACGGAGATTATTGTCTCATGGCATGGATCCACGATGAAATTCAAGTAGCTTGTCGAACTAAAGAAATTGCAGAGATTGTCGTTAAGGAAGCACAACTAGCAGTACGAGACGTACAAGAAGAGTTTAAATTTAGAATTCAATTAGATACCGAGGGCAAAATCGGTAGGAACTGGGCGGAGTGTCATTAATGAAAATCACAAAAGAACTACAAGAGGTAATGGCAGTCGTACTCATTGATGAGCAGTTAGGCGACTTAGTGGACGACTGGGGCATTACTAAATATTTACCTGAAGAACTTCAGGAGAAGAATAAAGAGTTTTATTTATGTTTAGTACAGTACAAAGAACTCTTAAATCAATGGTCAGAAAAGAATTTACAACACGAGGAGACAGATGGCGACAAAGACAAAACTACTCATTGACGCAGACATGATGATTTATCTAGCGTTACAGAACGCAGAGACAGAGCATGACTGGGGAGATGGCTTCTATACGCTAAGTGCTTCATTCCCTGACGCTACCATGAGCTTCGATAGCCATCTTGCAGAGCTAGTACCACTTGTCTTAGACCACTGGAATGTCGAAGGTGAATACGAGATTATCATGGCTATGACTGACCTAAAGGGTAACTTCAGAAAATCTATCAGTCCTGAATACAAGGCTAATAGAAAATCTAAGCGTAGACCAATGATGTTTATTCCTATGAGGGAATGGGTAAAAGAAAACTTTAAGGTAATGATGATTGATAACCTTGAAGCAGACGACTGTATTGGTATTAGTGCAGACAAGAACTCAATCATGATCAGTGGTGATAAGGACTTCAGAAGTATTCCTTGTCGCTTCTATGACTTCTTGCGTAATGAGTTTTATGATACGACAAAAGAGGAAGCTCACTACTTCCATATGTATCAGACATTGATTGGTGATACAGCCGACAACTATAAGGGCTGTCCTAAGATTGGTGAGGTACGAGCTAAACGTATCCTTGATGAGGACTGCTCATGGGAAGCTGTAGTACGAGCTTATGTCGCTAATGGCAGTACTGAAGAAGAAGCTCTAGTCAACGCTAGATTATCATTCATTTTACAAAAAGGTTATTACAACAAGACAAAGAAGGAAGTGAAACTATGGACACCGTAGTAAAAGAGTATCACTTGAGAAACCCTGAGAAGGACGCAATGACTTATATCAATGCACTCAAAAGGGAAGCTAAAGGACACCTATTAGAAGCTCTAGGCAGTCAAGGAGCAGTCTATAGTCATCTCCTTGAGCAGAACACTAAGGGGAAAATCAGAGCGTGGTATAACGCTACAGGGAACCTTATTGGGCTCTTAATGTTCGACATAGGTAAACTATGGTGGACTGACAAAGTTGTCGTAATGGAAGAAAGTGTATTCTGTATCGACACGAGCTACAGTGGTATTCAACGAGAAGCTATTAAAGAACTTGAACGAGTAGCTAGAGGTTATGAAGCAGAGCTCATCATCAGTGGCAATGTTTTGTCTACAGGTAAAACTGAGCGACTGGTATTGAATGGCTATAAGAGAGCAGGCTTTCAACCTATCTGTACCGACATGGTAAAGGTGGTAACTTATGAGTAACCTTGATAGACCAGTCCCTAGAGTTGACGAGATTATCATTGAGGAGCTCAAGAGAGCCTTTGATACACACTCAATTCTCAAGAGAGACAATCTAAATGCAGAGCAAAAGATTGCTTATATTATGGCGGTAGATGAAGTTATTAATTGTCTCAGCTCATGGAGAGACGAGTATAAACTCTAATGTACCACCGAGATAGAGAACTTTAATGTTTTAAATAAAGAAAGGGGAAATAGATGGGCACTATGTTAGCTCAGCTTGCAGTAGGCATGGTACTTAATAAAGTTGCTCAGAAATGGGGCAGTAAAGCTAAAGCTGTTCCACAGGTAACTGGTAAAGACCTTGTACCCTACACTCAAGCAGAAGCTCCTGAAACAGCTCAACTAGGTGGCGAACAGCCGAACTATGTTAGACGCAACAGGGAAGCCTTAACAATCAAACGAGATACAGATAGTTATAACCCTATGAATATGTAACAGAAAGGAGACCTATGGGCGGACTAAAGAAACTCTTTGGTATGAACAAGCCTGATATTCCTACTCCTGCACCACAGGCACCGCAAGGAGCCGATGAGACAGATCAAGAGTATGTCGACACTAAAGGTGGTGGCTTGCGTAAGCGTAAAGCACGAGGTAAGAAAGACCTACAAATTCCTACTACAGGACTGAACACAGGCGATACACGAGGTAATGGGGTGAATGTATAGATGGCAGTTAAGAAACGAAAATCTAAACAACCACAAGACCAAGGTATATCAGCGAAAGCACTATACAATCAATTAGAAACTAAAAGAGAACCTTATGTACAGCGAGCGATTGCTTGTGCAAAACTAACGCTTCCTCATGTATTCCACGACAAGAACGATGATGGTAACAAGAAATTCAGTACACCTTATCAGTCTATTGGAGCACGAGGAGTAAACAACTTAACATCAAAACTAACCCTTGCCCTATTCCCACCGAATGAGGGCTTTTTTAAATTGGGTTTGTCGACAGAAATGAAGCAACAATTACAAAGTGCTTCACCTGAAGCATACGAGCAGAAAGTCCAAGAGGTCGAACAGGCACTCATGAGAATTGAGCAGTCATGCATGAGATTTATGGAAGAGAACCAAGTTCGTATCACTGCTCAGGAAGCTAATCGACACCTATTGATCACTGGTAATGGAACACTCTTTTTGCCACCTGATAGAGATGGTACAAAGTTCTATGACCTAAACCACTATGTAGTACAGCGTGATGGTGTAGGGACAGTCGTAACATTGATTACTAAAGACGTTCTATTGAAACGCACGTTGCCACCTGAAGCATACAATCTAGTCCCTGATAAGAAGGACGATGAGGAAGTTGAAGTATACACTAAGTGCGACTTAGTAGACGACAATTATGAGTGCTTCAGTGAAGTCGATGGTATACAAATTGCAGGTAGCGAACAGACTTATCCTAAAGAAAAATTCCCATACATTGTATTAAGAATGACAAAGAGCGACAACGAAGATTATGGACGCTCTATGGTAGAGGAATATTTAGGCGACTTAACAAGTCTTGAGAAGCTATCAAAAGCACTTGTAACCATGGCTTCCATCAGTGCACGCACGCTCTACTTAGTGAACCCTAATGGTATTACTAGACCTAAACTTCTACAGAACGCTCAAGAGGGCGACTTCGTAAGCGGTCGTGTAGAGGACATTCAACCACTACAACTAAATAAATATCCTGATATGCAAACGACAAAAGCTACTGCTGACACTATTGAGCAACGCTTATCGTTTGCTTTTCTTTTGTCTAGCGTAGTACAGCGGAACGCTGAACGAGTAACCGCAGAAGAAATCAGGACAGTCGCTAGTGAACTTGAGGACACCTTGAGTGGTGTATATAGCATTTTAACTCAAGAATTCCAGTTGCCACTTGTGAGACGTATCTTAGCAGTCCTTATGGCACGAGGAGAAGTCGCACAGCTTCCTGAAGGCTTCGTAGAGCCGACAATTACAACTGGTATGGAAGCACTAGGACGAGGACATGACTTCAATAAGTTTATGACCTTTATGGGAGTGGTAAGTCAAATGCCTGACGCTATGGGCTACATGAAGGTAAACCAATGGCTCACTGCAATAGCGACAAGTTTAGGTATTGATACTACAGGGCTCATCAAGACAGATGAAGAGATACAACAGGAACAACAGCAAGCTATGGAAGCTCAACAGGAGCAGGCTCTAGTAGAGCAGGCTATGTCAGGAACAATGAATGAAAGTGAGGTAATGAACTAGATGGACATTGTAGCTAATGCCCAAAACAATACTCAGATTGTCGAAGCAGAACCGATGACTGAGGATCAACAACAGGTACAAACTGAAGCTCAACCGCAGGTAGAAAACACACAAACAGAAACTACAGAGGTAACCGCTACAACAGCAGTTGACGCTCAGACAAATACAGTACAAGAAGCCTTTGCTCAACAACAGCAGGCTACAGAAGAACTACAAAAAGACTTAGCACAGCGTAACGTAGACTTTAAAGCTCTTGAAGATGAGTACAACAAAAATGGTCAGTTGTCGTCCGCTTCTTTGGAAGCCTTAGCGAACGCAGGTTATCCAAAAGAAGTCGTTGACGCATACATCAGTGGTGTAGAAGCAACTCAAGAGAAATTCTATAACGCAGTCGTAGGCTTCGCAGGTGGTGAAGATGAGTACCGACAAGTAGCTCAATTCGTTAGCTCTCAAGGTGATAAGGCAGTACAAGACTTTAACGACACGATTAACACAGGCAACTTAGGTGTAATCAATATGGTTATCCAAGGTGTAAAAGCAAACATGAAGGCAGTCAATGGTACTACTAATCAGACAATCTTAGGGCAGTCCACAGGTGGCACAGCCGACAACACAAATGCTTACTTGTCTAAACAACAAATGTTAGACGCAATGAATGACCCACGTTACGACAAAGACCCAATCTATCGTAAACAAGTGGAACAAAAAATTATTAATTCTAATTTCTAATCTAAAGGAGAACAAATTTGGCAGGTGTAACAAACTATCAAAAACCCGCTTCTGTACAAAATACAGGCGATGAATTAGCGAATTTTCTTAAAGTATTCAGTGGTGATGTATTAAAAGCCTTCACACGAGCAGGCAAAGTTATGGGCAACCATATGACGAAATCTATCGACAATGGTAAAGCTACTACATTCCCAGTAATGGGTCGTGGTAAAGCTCACTACTTGCCAGCAGGTTCCAACCTTGATGATCTTCGTGAAGCAATTCCACACAATGAAATTACCATCAACATTGATGGCTTATTGACAGCAGACGTACTTATCACTGATATTTACGAAGCTATGCTTCACTATGAAGTACGAAGCGAATACGCTAAGCAATTAGGTGAAGCGTTAGCTATTGCTTCCGATGGTGCTGTAGTAGCAGAAATTGCAAAACTTGTAAAAGCTAACAAAGAGAATATCACTGGCTTAGGCAAAGGTATTGTCGTAGAGAAAACTATTACAGGTGGTGCAGGTATTAACTATGAGACAGGTAAAGCTGTAATTGATGGCTTGCTTGAAATGAAATCTAAATGGACTTCCCAGTATGTACCTGAAGAAGAACGCTTTGCATACATCACTCCTGAAGTTGAGAGTGCATTGATTGCTTCTAAAGACGCTATCAATAAAGACTATGGTGCAGTAGCAACTATTGTCGATGGTAACATTGATAAACTCTGTGGCTTCAAAATCGTAGCAGTACCACACTTGAAAGCAGGCGGTGCCGACAAAACAGGTATGCTTGGTACAGCTCCTGAAGGTCATGAGTTCCCTGCTGAGTATGCAAATGCATTAGCAGTTTGTGCTCATCGTACAGCAGTAGCAACTGTAAAACTTAAAGACTTGCAATTAGAACACGCTCGCCGTGCTGAGTTGCAAGCAGATATGATTATTGCTAAGAACGCAGTAGGTCATGGCGGTTTACGTCCTGAAGCTTCTGGTATTATCTTGGCTAAATAATCTAAAGTAACTCTAGGGGGTAGTCTTATGGCTATCCCCTTTTTTGTCTAAAGGAGAACACATGATTTTAACACCACTAACCAAATTAGACGCAGTGAATGAAATATGCGGAGCTATGGGTGAAGCTCCTGTAGACACTTTAGAGAACAGTGAGAATGTCGACACGATCAATGCAGTTCGTATGCTAGAAGCTGAGACAAGAGCTATTCAGGTAATGGGGTGGACTTTCAATACGATTAACCCATTCATTTTAATTCCTGATGAGCACTCTAAGCGTATCCTTTGGGACGACGCTATCTTGTCTATTCAGTTTGACGACAAGCGTATCGTAAGAAAGCGTGATGAATGGCTATATGATGTAACCAATAATACAGACCGCTTTGACGCACCACTGACAGCTAAAGTAATTCAATATGTACCTTTTGAAGAAATGCCACAGGTATTCCGACAATATATTACTGTACGCACAGCTAATCATTTTGTCGCACGATACCTAGGAGACCCTACGATTATGCAGGAGCTTCAAAAGGAAGAAGCACAAGCGTATATGCAGATGATGGAAAATGAGATAACTTTAGAGCAATCTAATATCCTTCAGAACCCTGCAATACAAACTTATATGAATAGGGGGTAACAGATGGCACTTGTACAGCAAACCATTAAGAACCTCATTGCAGGTATATCACAACAACCACCTAAGTTGCGTCATGCTGAACAGCTAGAAGAGCAAATTAATGGCTACTCTACAGAAGCAGGCGGTTTACAAAAGAGACCACCAACGCAACACATTAAGAAATTACCAACACTACCTTTAAAAACTAAAATTCATATCATCAATCGAGACGACAATGAGCGTTATATTATAGCCTTCACTGGTACTGGTATTCGTATCTTCGACTTGAATGGCAATGAGAAAACAGTGAACATGGCTAATACGTCAACTCAATATGTAACTTGCGAAAAGCCTAATGAGCAACTTAAAGCAATTACAGTAGCAGATCATACGTTTATCGTAAACACAACTAAAGAAGCAAAAATAAATGAAAATCATAGATCACCGAATATTTGGGAGACACAAGGGGCTCTAGTAGTAATACGACAAGGACAGTATGGTAGAAAATACACAGTACGTATACAAGGACAAGAGTATTCCTATGAGACACCTAATGGTGGGGAAGCATGGCACTCTACTAAAATTGCTACAGACAATATCAGTAATGAGCTCTTTAAGCTACTTGCAGGCGGAGTAGTGAAAACCTTTAGAGACATGAATGATACTGAATTGAACTCCTATGGAATTAAAAAGGAACGTAGACAAACTCAGTCAGGAGATGGCGAGAGATACTACTCAAGAACAGTTTATATCTATAAGGGTCGTGAGTATGGCGAAAGAGACACCTTCGCACCTGAAGGGGTAAAAGGACTTAAAGTAATCAAAGGTACTAACTGGCTACAACTTATAGGCAACTTAGATGACATTTCAGTCTCTGATGGCTTCAATGGTGAAGCTATGAAGTTATTCACTAATACGACACCTAAGTTTGACTTATTGCCTTCTTCAGCTCCTCATGGCTATACAGTGTTAGTCAAAGGTGAACGCTCTACAGATGATGACTACTATGTACGTTACAATGCAGGGCTCAAGCTATGGGAAGAGTGCCCTAAACCTAATATCCCTATATCATTCCTTTGGGACACAATGCCACATATTATCAGACGAGAAGCTAATGGAACATTCACTTGTAAGGAAGCAGAATGGAACCTTCGAGAAACAGGCGATGATGATAGTAACCCTATACCTTCCTTTGTTGGTAACAAGATTAATGACATATTCTTCTTCAGGAACCGCTTAGGAATTATCTCAGGCGAAGCAGTTAATTTGTCGAAAACTTCAGACTTCTTTAACTTTTGGGTAGACAGTGCTACAGGAGTTGTTGACACTGACCCTATTGATTTACAAGTATCTCACAATCGAGTAAGTACTCTTTACAATGCAGTACCATTCAATCAGGACTTGTATCTCTTCAGTGCTCAAACGCAATTCGTATTGAGAGCCGAAGGTGTGCTTAGCCCTAAGACAGCAGTCATTGATCAGGTAACTGAATTTGACGCAGACACATGGATAAAGCCTATTGGTGTAGGTCGTAACTTGTACTTCACAGCTCAAAAGACTGACTACACTGCTGTACAGGAATACTTCGCAGTTGCTGATAGTACGACACAAAAGAACGCTACAGATATTACTGGACACGTTCCGAACTTCCTAAGGAATACTATTTATACACTCAAGTCTTGTAGCAATGAGAACATTTTAATGCTACTTAGCGACAACCAAAGAGACACAATGTACATTTATAAATTCCTATTCCTTAACGACACTAAAGCTCAAGCTAGTTGGAGCCGATGGACATTCGATGGGGAGATTGTCGGAGCAGACTTTATCAACTCTATGATGTACCTAGTCATCAATCGAGGTGGCAATACGTTCCTTGAGAAAATGCCTATTAGCTACAATACAAAAGATTTTGTCGATGAACCTTATCGTGTAATGCTTGACAGGAAGTTTAAAACGACATTACATGGTACCTTCGATAAGAACACTAAAGAAATGCGATACGATATTAAATCAATCTATGGGGACGCTTATTATGAACCTAGAGACTACACAATAGTACTGAAGAATGGCTTAGTGTACACAGGAAAGGATACAGTAGTAATTCCTCATCAAGTCGAACCACTGGCAGACATTGAGTGTTATGTAGGTGTACCTTATGACCTCAAGTTTACCTATAGTACATTCTTCATCAAACAAGCTACTCAGACTGGTACCGATACGATACCTAATGACCGCCTACAGCTTCGCTTCTTGAATATCAACTATGATAAGACAGGAGAATTCGAGGTAGAGGTAAGAGCTACAGGTAAGTCAACTAAGCACTATAAGATGACAGCACGAATTGTCGGTACACCAAGTAACCAAGTTGGTATTCACCCACTGGAGACTGGAGAGTTTAGAGTACCACTAATGGGTCGCAATACGGACACAGAAGTAACAGTATTAAACAAAAGCCCTCTTCCGAGTGCGTTTAACACGACAGTATGGCAAGGGCTTGTAACATATAAATTTAGACAGATATAGAAAGGAGACCTTATGGGGACTGGAGTAAACCAACTCATGAGTGCAGGTGGCTTAGCTTCCACAGGATCTTTAGGGGCTAACTCTAAGATTGGTATGGGTATAGACCTTTGGAGTATGTACAGCAACTACATGAACCAAAGGCGACAAGCAGAAGCTCAAGCAGACCAAATTATAGCACAAGCTAAAGGGGCTATTAAGACTATGAACTACTCTCTTAGTAACTTTGAGAATGAGCGTAGAAATGCCTTTGAAGCCAGTGTAGCTCAGTTGGGTGCAATTAGACTTCAGGCACGAGGGCTTGAAGCAAGCGTACAGGCAAGCACTGGAGAGTACCAAAATGGTAAGACAGCTAAGCTATTAGTACGCTCAACGAAAGCCGATGGCAACCGAGCGACAACTCAAGTTAAAGACAACTTTATCCGTAAGAGTGATGAGATTGACCAAAACAAAGAACGAGCATTTCTCAGCACTAGGGAATATTTGTCGCACCTTGAGACACCAAGAATTCCAACTCTATTAGGCGGTATTATAAGTCAAGCAGGGTATGCTATTCAGTCTTATAACGCTTATAAGAACATGAACACTGATAGACTTGCTAAGCTAGGCGACAGTCAAGGTGTAGGTGGTACCAGTGGAGCTCATGTAGCTAGTACAGTAAGCCGATGGACACCTGACTATTCCTTTAGGAGTGCTAGTCAAAACCCATGGAGAACCAGTGCTAACGATGGGTTTAGCTTAGCGGATACTAGACGAGGAGTGCTAGGGTATACAGTTAATGACCCTAAGGCAATCAATTATGGTAACCCTAATATTCGATACGACACAAATAGTGCAAGCTATCAGTACAGCACTAATGGCTTCGCTACAGCTTTGTCGGTGAATATGGACTATCCTAAGCTCCTAAGCACTTCCTTTAGAAGTCCTATAAGATTTGGTAACCCACGAATTGGGTATGATCAGAACAGTAATCAATATACATTTAATGGGGGTATGCTATAGATGGCAAACAATAACACACAAGTGAGTGGCTCTGTAGGCACTGCACAACAGTTTATGCCTAATGCACCTCAAACATATCAACAGAATTTGTCTAATGTAGCTTCTGTAGGAGCTCCGATGGCACGCTTTAACAATGCTAGTGATATGCTTGCAACAGGCTTATCGCAACTAGGAGTAGCGTGGAGACAGTATACGCATGATGAAGAGGAGCGTAAAGAAAAGATAGCGAAAGCTGTAGCTCCTCAAGTATTCACAAGTATGACTGAAGAGCAAAAGGAAGGCTTAACTACACGACAAATTCTAGCAACCAGTGGTAAATTTAACCTTCAGGACAATGAGTACGCAGTAGCTACTATTGACCGCATGAGAGGTACTGAGATGGGTAAACGCATAGAGAGCGACTGGAATATCTATGACGACCAACATAAACAGCAACCTGATTTACCACGACAATTCAATACCTTCGATGAGTTTTACGAAGCACGCTTAAAAGACTATATGTCGGAAGAGAACATTGAGAACCAGTATGCTTTTCAAAACGGACTTGAAGAGCAACACATGGCAACCAAGATGGCAGTATTCGACACCTTTACGAAGCGTAAGGAGACACAGTTAAAACTAGAGCGTGTTAATGGTATTACTGCAATGGTAGGCGACTTCGCACGGAATAACCCTAACATTTCTGTAGAGGAAGGTACACCATACCTTGACGCTATCTTGACGAATATCCGTGAGACAGCCACAAGTGATAGCAATCTTGAATACAAGCTATTAGCTAATGTAGCCGAAGCAATCTCTAAGACTGGTAATGCAGGACTTGTAGAAGCCTTTGGAGACATGGAATATGACGACAGAAATCGAGTTAAAGACATGATCGATTTGTCGGAATACAAGGACAGTGCTAACACTGAAGCTACTAAAATTCGTAATGATAGATTTGTCGCACTCAATAAGGAAATCGAAGGGGCTAAGAGTATAGAAGCTCTTGACGCAATCTATACACGTCTTAAAGAAGAGAGCCCTGAGGACTACCGAATGGTAGCACCTTTATATAACCATGCAGTAGCTAATATCAAGACTGAGATAGCACGACAACAAAAGTTAGCACTCATGAAGCAGAAAACTGAGTTAGCTAGAAGTAATGCAATGGCAACATTAAGTCCAATGTTTGACGCAATGCTCAATGGTAAAGCGTCATGGAACGGAATGGAATTCCCTAGAAGTGAAGCAGACCTAAAAGATATGGGTATAGACCCTGATGTATTCATCAGTGGAGCTAGAGAAATGCTACGACAAAGACTATTAAGCGGTCAATACGATGGCTTGCAGTATGTCTTAGCTAACCCACTCATCGGTAATGCTATGAGAACTACCATGGCAGACCAAATGGAAGTAGGCTTAGCGTCTATGGATCAGAGTGGTAACATTCCTGAAGTTGTCGGCTTAGCAGTATCTTTATATCGAGCTAGACCTAACATGGTACATCAATTACTTAACCCTAAATGGGCAGGACGTATTCAAGCCTTAGCGAGCCTACAGGATAGCATGGGGCAACAAGAGGGTACTCAAATATTCGCTATGGGTATGCAAGCGTTAAGAGACCCTGATACAGCAGACAAAGTTAAGAAAGAAGTAGGAGCAATTCCTATGGGTCGTTCTGAAGCATTGAATGTACGCACAGGTAACTGGAGTGCTTTTAGTATTCCTGATAGTACACCTGATGGGCTCTTAGGAGCTATCAGAGACCAAGCAGAGATACTAAAGGCAACTGGTCGATTTACTGCTGACCAAGCTATGGAGAAAGCTAAGAGCAATCTAGTGCACTCTTATATCAACTATGATGGTGTACTATTGCCACGCTCTATCATTAATAACACTGGTGTATCTAGTGAGAGCTTCGCTAGTGAAGGTATTCGACACGTATTAGATACCTTAAAGGCAGAGCAAGGGGTAGGCTCATGGGTTAGCTATGACCCTGACCAAGACGTTATTTATGTACGACAAGCGGGCTCTATGACTGGTAAGGCTTATTATCCACAAGACATAGGCTACAGAGCTTATCAATACCTAAGCGATACTACAGCGGACGAACGAGCTCAAGAGGAAGGTACATACCAATACAATAAAGCTCTAGAGAACGCTCAAGGTGAACGCTTAGCAGATGAAGCGACTGGAGCTGTTCCGTTCTATGGTATTTAAAGAAAGGTAATCAATGGAAATAAACCCTAATATTCTTGAAGTAGCAGAGATATATCAAAAGAAATATGGTACTTCAGACTACTTCAAGAAATTACAAATAGCACAAATGGTACATGAGAGTGCTAACGGTGAGTCTCCCTTAGCCGTTGAGGATAAAAACTATGGGGGACTTACTGGCTACCATAAAGGGGCAGGGCTACAGCCTGAAGAAGATGGGTCGGCAACCTATGGACACTTTGATAGTAACGAAGAGTATGCTACTTATCTACATGATGGCTTCTTTGCCTTGTATCCTGAAATTCATAATGCTACATCACCAAGTGAGTATGCAACAATTTTATACGATAATGGTTACTATAGAGACAATAATAAATCAAGAGAGCAAGATATTGATGACTATGGTGGCGATATGGCACGCATTGCAGGAGAAGAATATATAGCAGGAGCTCATGCAGGTCGACACTATGCAGGCTTTGCAGGGCTTGAAAAAGGGGTCGGTCCTCAGATATACGACTTCTCAGATGACATATTTG